GATCGTTCCGCCGCACGCTTTCTCTATTGAGAACATGCCGCCGTTATGTGACTGGCGAATGCGGCAAGGCACTATTTCCCCCACCCCAGCGCCGGAGCAAAACCGGCCTGTCACATAGATTCTGTCACAGATAGATTGTGACAAGCGAATGTGACACGTGGCGGGAACTGAGCTGCTGACTATTCGTGATGCTGCGGCAGTGCTGGGGCTGACGAGTAGGAATCAGGTTTACCGGGCGATCGAGAATGGGTTTCTCGACGAGGTGCTGGTGAATGGTGTGCGGCATGTGCGGCGGGAAGGGCTGCATGAGGCATGGGCGAAGGTACCGAAGACGAAGAGCAAGCACGGTAGCCGCAAGGCACCAGTGGAGGCAGCGCAGAAGCCGTTGCGGCCAGCGAAGGAACGGATGGCCGTCAGGAGTGATGCAGCTGAGTCAGAGAAGCGGCCTGCTGATGCTGATGGCGACACACCAGACTTCAACACCGAGCGAGCCTGGACTGAGTACGAGAAGAAACTGAAGCTGCAGGTAGAGCGCGAGCTACTGGAGGGGAAGCTGGTGTATCGGGAGGATGTAGAGCAAGCGCAGAAGGCGGTGGCGCTGACGTTGCAGGATCAGGCGTTGAGTTTGCCGCAGCAGATTAAGAACCAGATCCCGCATCTTACGGTAGAAGAGCAGGATATTATAACGAAGCTGGTGAATCAGTTTCTGCAGAACGTAGCGGACTGGGAGTTTACGGAAGGGGAGGTAGCGGGATGATCAGCCGTGATCGGGTGAGTATGGCTCGGAGTTTGGCGAAATGCTTCAGGCCGAGGCCGATGCTAAGCGGAGTGGAGTATGCGGACACGTATGGGCATGTTACGGGTAATGCGGCCAGCAAGGGTAAATGGACGACTAGGCCGTATCAGCGTGACTGGTTTTATGGATTTACCAGTCCGTATGTTGAGGTAGAGGTTTGCATGAAGTCAGCTCGTGTGGGCTGGTCTGAGTGCGTAAAGATCGGTGCGGTGCAGTATTACTCGCATTGGAAGCCGAGCAAGATAATGATTGTGCAGCCGGTGCAGAACGATGCGGAGGAGTATAGCAAGGAAGATATATCGGATCTGTTCAGGGATTCGCCAAGTTTGCAGGGGTTACTGGCCGAGTCGAAGGCTAGGGGAACGGCGACGAATACTATTTTACTTAAGAAGCTGACGAATGGTGGATTGATCGATATTGTAAGCGCTGCTAGTGGCAAGGGGTTTCGGCGTAAGGAGCGGACGGTAGTGATATTTGAGGAACCGTCAGCGTATGACGCGATCGACGAAGGTGATCAGATCAAGCTGGGGATGAATCGATCTGCCACCACCTGGAACCGGAAGACGATCATTGGCGGGACGCCAATTTATCCTGACGATAAAACACACCAGTGGTTTAAGAAAGGTGATCAGCAGTATCGGTATCTGCCATGTCCGCATTGTGGCGAGTATCAGGTGCTGAGGTGGGAGCAGATGCGAAAGGAAGGCGAGGATGCGGGGAAGTATGAATGTGAGAACTGCCATGAGTTGATTGGATATGCCAGGTTGCGATGGATGGATGAGCATGGCGGATGGGCATGTCCGCTAGGGCTGGATCGTAGCCAGCAGATATTGAAGGATGGGTATCCGAGGGTAAGGAGTAGGCATATCTGGGCAGCGTATAGCTACCACGCTGGAGCGGAGTGGGGGAATTTAGTTAGCGAGTATCAGGAAGCGTTGGAGATGATGCGGAAGGGTGATACGGATTCGATGCAGACGTTTCACAATACGGTGTTAGGAGTGCCATGGGAAGACACGATTACCGGGAAATTGAATGTGGAGGGATTGTCTCAGCGGCGGCAGGATGTAGGAGCTGGGAATGGGTATCCAGCGGACGTGGTGCCGAATGGCGTGCTGGTTTTGACTGCTGGCGTTGACGTACAGGGCGGCGGTGGTGCGATGGCTGAGCGCCTGGTGGTGACGATATGGGGATGGGGGAGGGGAGAGGAAGGGTGGCATGTGGGGCATTTTGAGATCGACGGCGACCCACAGCAGGTTGAGACGTTGAATCAGCTGGATGCAGTGCTGGAGACGAAGTGGAAGCGTGAGGATGGGGCAGAGCTGCAGATTGCGCTAGGTGGTATCGATGATGGTGGATATGCGACGCATGAAGTACGGGACTGGTGCCGCACCAGGGTGGGCAGATGGGTGCCGATGAAAGGATCAGAGAGCAAGGGTAAACCGCTGATCGGTAAGGGAGTGCCGGTGAATATCAACAGGAAGAATCAGAGTGTGATTAAGAAAGGTGTGCTGATGTATCCGGTGGGATATGAGACAAGTATTCAGCATCTGCAGGGGAGATTACGGCAGGAGAAACCTGGGCCGGGATATTTGCATTTTGGTGAGGCTGCTACGGATCAGTTTTTGGCAGAGCTGTTCCCGTGGAAGAAGATGCCAAAGAAGGGTGCCGGCAAGCGAGAGTACAAATGGGACAAGCCGACCGGTAGCAGGGATGAGGCGGGGGACTGTACGAGGATGGCGTATGCAGCGCTGCAGTTGGTGGCGCGGCGGTATTCACGGGCGACGATGTGGGACCAGCTGGAGCGGTTGATTGAGGCGCAGCGGTTGTCATCGGTAGGCTTGGGAGGGAAGCGGCGCCCACGACGCCGAGTATTTGATTTGCAGTCGTGAGCCGATGAATCCCAAGGAGCTATACCAGGGAGACCGGATTAGATGGGTTGAACCTGACGTGCCAGTTGGTGCGCAGGGGGTGACTGTTTGGCTGCGAGGAAAGGCAGCTGGGGCTGGCGCTCAGGCGGTTGGAGTGAATACAGCAGATGGTTGGATGATTGAGCTAACAGCGCAGGTCACCTCTGCAATGGCTGCAGGTGATTGGGCGCTGCAGGTGGTGGCAACGATCGACGGAGCGTCTCACACGGTAAGGCGTGGCGGTCTGACGGTGCGCCGCAGTTTGGCGTTTAGCGGCACGCCTGGAGCATTTGATGATCGCAGCCAAGATGAGATTGATCTGGATGCGATTAAGGAAGCGATCAGGGCACTGGTAAGCGGTGCGCAGGAGTATCAGGTTGGTGCATTGGGATCTGGCGGTCGAAAGGTGCGACGTGCGGACCTAGCTGAATTACGAAAGGAGCGCGACGACTTGATTAGCAGGGTTGCGGCTGCGCGGCGTGCTGAGGCGTTGGCTCAGGGTGTGGCATCTAGCCGCAGAATCCTTGTGAGGTTTGAGCCATGAGTTTGATTGGCAGAGCGAAGGGTTTTGCTCGCAGGGTTTGGGAGTCTGGCCCTGGCCCGCGAGCACGAAAAGCGCGGGCGCAGCAAGGGCTAGCAGGCCACCTTGGGGGAAGACTGTTGGGCGACATGCCTGGAGTGTTTGTCGATCCTCAGGCGATGCTGCGGGGTGGATTGAAAGGGATTAGGTCTAAGTGTCGTTATCAGGCGCTGTTGAATCCGTATGCCCGGCGTGCAGTGCGGAGCATGCAGATCAATGTGATTGGCGCCCGAGGTGTGCAGATGCGTGGTCAGATCCCGCTTGGTGGCCGGAGCGATCGACAAGCGGGCAGGGCGCGGGCTGAGGTATCAATGGAGATTGCACGGCTGCTGGCGAGGGGTGAGCAAGGGCGAGCATTGGATGCAGCGCTTGATCGAATGATTCTGGCGCAGACTGCGCTAGAGCGTGATGATGTCAGGAATCAAGTTCTGGAAGCGAAGTGGAAGCAGTTTTGCAAGCCTGATACGTTTGATCTTGCCGGGCGATATTCGTTTCATCAGTTTGAGCTGATGATTGCTGGTGCGTTTCAAACGCACGGTGGCGCAATGGTTCGAATTATTCGATCATCTGCCAATAATAATCCTAGACGTGAACAGCTTTGCTTCGAGTTATTGAGCGTTGATCAGCTTGATGAAGATTACAATGGCATGTCAGATCGGCCTGGCCATTTTTGGCGACTTGGTGTTGAGACCGATGATCGTCGTGGCGGACGTGTTACGCGGTATGCGGTATTGCGGCGGCACCCGGGCAATAGCGACCCAGGCGATCCACTGAGCAATGAGCCTAAGCATTATTTTGTAGACGCAAGGGATTTGATTCATGTTTTCATTCCCGATGAAATCGGGCAGCTCCGTGAAATCCCCCACCTAGCGCCAGTTCTGACGACGATTCACAATATCAACGAATATGAAAAGTCCCACTGGACCCGGAAGCGGATTGTTAACAACATTCTCGGGTTTGTCGGCAAGAAGGAAGAGGATCCCAATGAAGGGGCATCTTCAGGTTTGGCGGATGAGAAGGACCCAAGCACTGGGGAGATACTGTCTCGCAGCTCACCGGGGCAATGGGTTGAGCTGAATCCTGGGGAGCAGCCGTATCCGCCGCAATTTGGGCCTGATGATAACCAGTTTGAGATTGTACTAAAGACAATGCTGCGCCGGTTTTCGACTGGCATTACCAGCAGCTACTCAGCAATCAGCGGCGATCACAGTGATGCTAATTA